TCATTTTATTTTTAATATTAATTAAAAATAAAATGATTGCTATTAATATATATCAAACAAATTAGAATGCCAAACTATCAACTAACAAAAATATATAAACTCATTCTTAAGAATGATGAAAATCCAATTTACATTGGACATACAACCAATAAACACTTATCTTCTAGGTTATCAGTGCATCGTAATCATTATAAATTATGGAAAGATGGTAAATTTAATAAATTGTCCTATTTTTGTCTGGATCTTGATGTGAACAACATTAACATTGAGCTAATTGAAAATCATCCATGTGAAAATGTACAGGAAGCCCGAAAAAGAGAATCATATTGGATAAACTTTTACAATCTAAAGCAGAAACAACCGATTACAATTAAATGTATTGGTGAAACATATACTGCTAAAGAGTACATGAAAGAATATTTTAAAGAGACCAAATATCATCTTTCATATTATCAAAAAAATAAAGAACGTATTAGAGAATATCAAAACAAGAGGTACAAATCAAATGGAAATCCGAGAGGAAGACCAAAGAAAAGCAATCCAAATGAATAATTATCAAATAATTTTTTGAAAACAATATTAAGAATTAAAATATTTATCTATATTATATCAAATGAATTCAAATATTTCTGTCTGTCCTACGCATAACATTAAATTTGACTCTACCAAATATCAAGGATGTATTGCATGTACATACCGACAATGTCTTAAGTGCAGTAAATACAATATTAATCATGATTCACAATATCAAACATGCTTTACATGCAATACACAAGACAAACAACCATGTATTCAATGTAAAACCAATTTAGTAAAACAACCATATAAATATTGTTTTCAATGTAATCAAGGACGTTCCTCAGTCTTACCACAAAATAAAGTCCAATTGGCACAACCAACATTAATGAAATCAATTGAACCAACTGAGCCACAGTATGTTCCAATGTATATGACTCAACCACTAAAGTTTTATCATCAATAATAATTTTCTTAAATTTTTTCACACAGACCGTAAATAATAATATGGTGGCTTATCATAGATAATCACTACCACATTATTATTTTCATCTGGTTCTTTGACAACTTCATAGTATTCATTCTTTTTGTAGTCTTTTATAAATCTCAAGTAGTTGGTATAAGATAAATAATCTTTCGGAAGAGTAAAATAGTGTGGTATCAATGAAACAGAGTTACCCATTTAACTATAATTATTATGTTTATATTTTCAACTGATATAGATGGAGTGTAATATTTGCTTCGAATCAAAAAATGATTATGTTGAGTGTAATCAGTGTAAGCAAACAATTTGTTTGAATTGTTTTGAATCGATAACAATATGTCCGTACTGTCGCAAAAAATATTATACAAGAAAACGACCAACGATGAAAGAAATTATACAAAAATGCGAACAAGTTGTTGAAATGATTGAAAGACTTGATCAGATTCTTAAAAGAATTGAATCTCAAGACCAATAGGTCGGAGTCTATGTATATTTTTTTACGTAATGCATAAAAATAATTAGAAGGCATATTCCAAATAAAGATCCGAAAACACCGGTACCACTTTTGACTGACATCATTAGAGCGTTATTATTCAACAGTTTACCAATTGGTGCATCATCACCAAAAATATTATCTTTGGTTTTTGTTGCTTTTGGTTGTTCTTCATCATCACTTTCATTATTTTGTGATGGTGATAATGCAACATCAGTTAATGATTCGTTAGATTCGTTATCTTCAAATGGGTCGTCATCTTTTGTTTTTATTGGAATATAATAATTGGATTCATTATCAAAAATACTTTTTTTTGCTTCTCCTGGTTTTATGATGATCTTTTCACCAACTTCTTCATCTTTTGTGATAGTTATAGTTGGTGGTATTAACGTTATTGGTGAAAGTGGTGGTTGTAAATTAGTTGGTGGTGGAGAAATTGTTGTGTATCTTGGACTTGATGGTTTTAATGGTGTTGAGGGTTTTTCTCTTGGTGATTCCGGTATTTTTGTTTTAATAGGAATTCTAATTGGTTTTTCTCGAGATGGTGTCGATTCCATAACACTTATACTATTAATGACAACAAAACAAATTATTATGAAATTACTCGATCACCAACAACAGTAAAATTTAACATAGTAATTGTTACAGTTTGATTAAGTGCATTTGTACACCTCATTGATAAAAATAAATTAAGATTTGGTCCATACGTGCCATCACCAACTAAAATAACACTACCTGAATATGACATTTGACCAGATACAATAGAATCCATTTTTGTAAAATATCCATCCCTCCAAGCATATCCAATTTCAAATGAATTATTTGGTATTGATGAAAATTTAATATGCCAATCTAATTTAAGGGTTACTGCATTAGATGGATTAAAAACCAATAAACATGGATATGTTCCGTGTTGACTCCAAGTTGGATTAATTGGTAATGATGAGTTATTATTTGTAAAAGTTGGAGATGTAAGACTAAGAACAGTTCCATCCCCGATATTAGATTGAGAAATAACTCTATTTTCACTACCTGTCCAAGTAATTCCAGCCATTGGAACAATTCCACCTCCACTTGATACTGTTTTATTTGTCCATCCAAGCAATAAGTCATATTGTAATAATTGATTTTCGGATGGATTATCAATGTAAACATCACTAAGATCATCTAAATTTCTAACTGTTTGATAAAAAAAAGAAACATCATATACAGTGTCTTCGGTTAATGTTCCTTCTATTGTAGATGATAATGAACTATCATATTTAAAAATATACCAATTATCATTTGGTGTTGATTGTGTTACACAGTAATATCGATTATTTCCATTATTCATATTTACACGAATAATGGAATTGAATCCTATTTTAGAAAATATATCGCTATGATCATTATCATTTGTATCTATCACAGAAAATAATAAATTATGACTAGAAATATCAATAAACCAATCTCCATTATTTGGGGTCGGTGGTTCAACAATAGGAAATCCACCAATAAATTTATAAGACATATTACTAGACCCACTAGATGAAGAAGTTGAATTAATGAATTTTCCGAGAACTCCATCATATGATAAGACATCCCCATGTTGTGGATTTGATATAGATATATTTGGTGGTTCGACAGATTTATCAAATGTTAACCATAAATCAGTATCATAAGGTAAAATATCACTAGCGATTTGTACACCATTCCTATAGAAAGTTAGATCACCATTAAGTGTAAATGTAGTCCATTTGACATTGCTACTTGGTGAAACTGTTGTAACACTATTTGATGACATGTTAGAAGATAAACCATTATTATTAGTTATAACAATGTTGACCATCTCACCATTCAAGTGAAATAAATGAGAAATATCAAGTTTACCACTTGAAAAAGTTTCTATTGTTAATTCATTTGAATTTAGGTAAAATTTACCAAAATCAACATTATACCGTCCTCTTTGGAGTTTCAACATTTTCTTCTACTATATTATCAGTCTGTAAATTTTTCTTACCAAGTGTTGAAATTCTCTTGGTAAGATCCTGAACAATTGCATCATCTTCTTCAGACTCCTTAATCATAGGTTTTGCATTCTTTTTGATGGTAATTGTCTTATTTTTAGTGACTACAGGAGGTTCATCATTCGGTGGTTCTTTGATTTCTACCTCAATTTTCTTGTCACGTTTCCGAACAACATTTTTAATCTTTTTGGGAGGTGGTATTGGAATTAAATCTTCTGGATCTTTGGGTTTTCCAATATCCACAGGATTGATAGTATTCGGTGGAGGATCCGGACGTAATTTTCTTCTTCTATCATCTAAAATTGCGGGGTGTTGGAGAAAAAAATAACCTGGCATCTATAATAATATCAAATAAAATATTCTTCATTTAGTAAACTGCATATTGGTACGCGGGATCTATTGCATTCCTTTTGACACTTAAAATGGCATCACATGCATCAGCGATAAACAAATTATAATTCTTGGAAGGTGGAACCAATCCAGCACCTGATTCTTCCCATATTTCTAATTCTAAATTGTACGAACCAATTCCACGCATATCAATACCGGTGGCAGAATTATCCAATCGTTCATGTTCATAGTTCGAATGATTTTGAAAGGAAATCATCAATGGTTTAATTTGATTGAACCCTGATAGGACAGGCATGACGGGGTTTACGGTGGCTCTCATAACTGAGAGTGAAAGGTCTTCAAAATTATCTGCATTATCTACATCATACCAAGGACTAAATATTTGACGTGCATCCTCTTGAATGGCAGCAATTTGTGTTGATGCACCACTTGTAAATGATTGAAGCATTTGAGTGCTATGGCCAACAATATCCGCAGAATTAGCAGTTATAAATTTCGATCTTCTGGTAGTTTCAACTGGAGTTAATGGATAAACACTATTACCAATTTTGACCTGGTATCTGGTGATAAACAAATTTGCCGGTTCGGTTGCTTTTGATCTATCAGATGATTTTCCCTCGTCTTCTTGTGGAGCCAATCGGAGCATGTTAGCAACTAAAGAAGGTTCGGTACATGAAATATTGAATGATATTGATGATACTCCAGTAGGGATTAATCGTTGATTAAGATTGAATGATCGATATTTGATATTCAACAATCTTGGAATACTCATTACTTGTCCTCCAAGTTCAACATTCTCGACATTCTGACCATTAAACGAAGCTCTCATCAAGTTCAATAGTTGTTCATCTAATACTTCAACCACTTTATAAATCAAAATAGGTTCCAAAAGCGCAAAAAAGCAATCTGCCAATAATGCACCTCGTCCATCAGGTTGTGGAACTGAAGTTGGTGTTCTAGTTAGATATGATTCAAGTCTTTTAACTTCAGCCGTTGCAGCGGCTAAATCTGCAAAATCCGCAGCGGGAGGAAGGAAAAATTTTGTACCGTCCACACCTGAACCAGTTACATAATCCGTTGTTGACAACGTTCCATCAGGGGCACGTACTCCGTTGGCTTCTCTCATTAATCCATATTGCCCAGTAGTATTATGCCACACAGATGGATTTACCGAAGTTGCCACAGCACTTCCAACTAGACAATTTTCTTTTGTTGTCAATCTCAATTGAATTGATACACCTGACGCAGAAGACTGTGCCATCATTCCTATTGGAAGGTAGGAAGACGCATATGGATCCAATAGACCGGTAAATAAACTAAGTGGAACTTTATAACTAATTGCACCAGATGCAACCGTTAGACGGTCATTTGCAGTGGCAGTATTCATACCATTGCGATACATTCCATTATACCCCAAAACACGTCTAGTATTAGATAGAAATCCACATAAAGAAGCCGGACCAGTTGAGGTACATTTATCAGAACTTGGTAATCCAGTGTCTCCATCAACATAATCAGTCGGATCAACAATAAATGATGAAGCACCACACGCAATTCTTCCATTTAAATATGCTTTACATAATGAAGCACCATTGATATTTACAATATTTCTAGATGAATCAAGTGTAATATTAATTTGATCAAAAAATGGTAAACCATAATCAACACGCGGAAGACCATATGGTGTCCAACCACGATATCCACCATTTGCAGATACCCAAGGGTCTTGATCACCTTTACCAACAATATCATTTGGACTTACACATGATTGGAAACATAAATGAGCAGATTCAGGAACAATAAATTGATTTGGCGCACCTCCTATATTCCAAGTGATTGAATCTCCTGATGTGTAATAATTTTTACTCGACGGTGGATTTGAAGGTCTCAATATAATATGCTTGACCCTAAATTTGTCACTTGAATAAATTCCAGGATGAAGGAACATCATTCTTTCAGGTATTTTTGACATATCGTTCTTCTATATAATATAGAGAAAAAAAAATTATGATGGGTCATTCGATGGATTAATTGGTGAAGGTGTAGGTGATAATGTAGATAATAACATCGCATTATTACGACCTTGATCAACTTCACGTTGTTGTCGTCTAGATAATTGTGTGGTCGCAAAATTCATAACAGGTGATGCAAATTTTTCAACATCAGTTGGATTTAATCCACCGCGATATAAAACCGCTGACACCCCTTTATTAGCAGCGTCAGCATATTGACCCATTTGTAAAAGACCTCGTGAAATTTTCCCACGCATTGCATCAGATAATGCGGTTTGAAATGCAGGACTATTTTGTACTAACTGACCACCCCTTTGAAAAACATTTGATGTTCTATTAATAATATCACCTATATCCTGTGGATTCACAGGTACATTTTGGTCAGAACCTTTAAAACTCGAAATAATCGGATCTATTTGAGTTAAACCATGAACTAATCCACTACCAATCGCACCAATACCAGCACCAAGTGGTCCGCCCATTTCACCGCCCATCATTCCTCCTTGAATCGCACCTTCAACAGTATGTAGAATACCCTTAGAAACTGCAGTAATTCCATGAAATACTTTTGATGCTTTTCCTCCCATGATTGTTATCTATACAATAACGGAAAATTATTTTCGGTTGGAGAAAATAATTTAAACCAATCAAATTTTTGCTTGCGAAAAATAATTTTCGGAATAGTATAATCGAATAATAAATGACAGATATAAACACACAAGCTCTTCGAAGTTCCAAGACATATTTTTTTGAAGTCTTGTTTGTTCGGAATGCAGGAGGTGACGGTCTTTATTACAACCCGGTTAATGTCAATCTATCCGGAATTAATGCCGACACTAAAAGTAGCACTAACAGACCTGTATTGTACACAATCTCATTGTCTGATTTTGTTATTGAACATGAAGATGCATGGGATGAAAAAGATCGATGTTTGCTCGTTCTTGCTAGTGAACAGATAACACAAGGAAAAACTAGATATATGACTCTACTTGGTAGTGATAGTGGAATTGGTCTATTCGGTTCAAATAGTATTGTACTCCAAAATCTTCCAGATTACGCATTAATTCAAATTGGTTTCATTAATCCATTGGATGCTACTGATAAAACTATTTATAATCCAAATGCAGATTTAACAACCACAGATAGCACAGGAACCATTACAATTACTCAGAAGAGTCAAGGAATCAAATACTGTCTTTTCCGGTTTCAAATATCCGTGAATTATTTATAAATCATTCAATTCTTCACCAAATCCTTTACACAATGATCGTGTCTTAAAATTTGCATACAAGAAGCCATGTGGATCTTTTGTTGAAATATCATAAGCTTTCTTAAATACCGATTTACCAAAATTAGCCTCTTTAAAAATATCACGGGCATCTTCTTCATTGAGTTTGAACACAAACAACATTGTGGTGTTAGATCTGAGTTTCTTAGGAATTAATTTATACTGTTGGGCCGTAATAATAACACTTGTATTGTAATGTCTTAATGATATAATAAAATTTACCAACTGATTCCCTTTTGGAGTTGATGGGAAGAAATCTTTATCAGATATTAAGTCATCAAATATTAATAATATTGGTGGTAAGGGTTTACCAGCCTTTTTAATTTTCTTTTGTTGTTTCTCTATTTCGGTAATGGTTTCATTCAATTTTTCTACATTAGCACCATAGATTTCAACACCTTCACCCAACATAGCCAATTTAGTGTCAAGTTTATTAGCCGAGAAAACAACAATCCTATTGTAGAAATTATTCAGTTCGTCAAGGATATTCATCATCACATTAGTTTTACCTTGTCCAATGGATCCTACAATACATGCTAGAAAAGGAGATTTCCATGGATGGGATTCGTCAACATTCTTGTCGTGAAAAATTAGCATATTGCGTTGGACTGCCATGGTAACAGATAATTTTATTCTATATTAGTATAGAAAATTTATATGTCCTCGAAAGACAAACAAAAAGTCCAATCAGGAACAAAAAAGACCGCTACATCTAAATCACGAAAATCAAGTCCTAAAGCTCCTAATAGAAAAAGATCACAACAATTAGCTAGTAAAATTTTAGAGAATATCACGGCTAAAGATGAATTTTTATCACAAAAAGTTCAAGATCTAATTTCACATTCCTATATGTCACGCGCTGAAGCTGAAGAAGTTGCACGTAAAGAGCTATCATCATTAGTCGCTTCAGAACTCGGAACTAGATCGAAAAAAACCGAAGGTGCTATTGCTAAAGTCGAACAATTGTTGTTGAGTAAGTCAAAAGAGTTACAATTATCTAATGTTCAAAAAGCACATCAAAATTTACAAGCGGGTGTATCTCCTGAACACCAAGTCCCATTAGTTATTGCAAAAGAACAATCATCATTAGCAGGACCCAGTGAACCAATTTTTAATGATGGAGCATTTTTCCCACCATCCTTAAAACGGTCAAGTTCCCAACCATCATTGAGCGAAAAACAAGTATTAGCATTAAATCCACCATCCTATGTTGGTGATGAAAGTACAGTTGCACCATCATCATTTATGCGTCCAGTTGTTCCACATGTAACCAATGTTACAAATAATGATAATTCTTCAACAAATTATGATAATACCGTTAATAATATCACAAATATAACACAAGCACAATCAAATATTAAAACATCTCAAGGAGGTGGTGGACAGCACGCAGTTATGCCTCATCATGTTGATGAATCTGCTAGTTTTGGAGTTAATATGATTTCACAAGCATTAAGAAGAACTACAGGAGGTGGTGGTGCTCCTCATGCCTTTATTGATGGTGGTGTGGGAGGTAATAATCCAAATGTGCCACCATTACCAACACCGTATAAAGTACCACTACAACCGAAGAAAAAAACGAAAGGCTATGATTTAATTGGAAATGCACTTGATCGTATTTTGGATCCATCAATACATAGTGTAATTTCATCCCAGCAACCTAATGCATATCGAAGTGAGAGAGTAAAAGATCCTAATGTTGTTGGACAAGCCCCTAAACGTATGGAGATGTTGGATTCGGCATTATGGAAACAACCAATTGACCCCTCAAATGCAACAGAATATTCTTGGTTCAAAATGAACGATAGTTATTGTGAACCCGCTAAACTTGGAACAATTAGTTGTTTCGAGAAATATAACGCAGACCACGGAATTGTCAATCTCACGGGTATGCTCGGTGATCCTAATGGTGTAACAATGGATGATCGATTTGTAAATAACCTTAATCCTGTATCTTTTCATGATCGGAGTGTACAACCATGTGGTTGGGTGGATTACTCGAAAAATTTTTTGACGGGCTACGGAATAGGCTAGTGTTTGCAAGATGTTTTTTTGACTTCATATGACTTGATCTACTATGTTTTTGAACATCACAGTTACAGGCTTCACAATGCCATCTAAGTTCATTATATGCTTTTCTTGCATCGGATTGTTCATAATTTTTGGAATAGTTGATCCATTTATCAGTTTTCTTATATTCCTTTCGCATTTGTTTGCATTTCTCGGTCTGTTCATATTGTTTACTATATTCTTGATAATACTCCTTCATTTGCGGTAATTGCTGATATTCTTTTTTTGTACGTCCAGGAACTTGAACATTTAGTGTTGCATTTAATTGTTCTTTCCAATATCTTTCTCTTGATGTTGCTTCATTTTCATCTTGACAAGGATATTTTTCAATTTGGATAATTTCCCAACAATCCCATCCACCCTTCTCACGAATAAAATTATAAACAGGATAATTTCCACCATCTGAATCAGGATGATTTGTTTTGTGTTTATGAACTCCTTTTCGACAAGTAAAATCAGTTGTGTGACCAACATATAAGTCTTTAACATTCAAATCCTTACAAACAATCTTGTACATGACTGTCTTTGAATAATCAATTGCTTTCTTTGGCATGATGATAGAAAATCTTATAAAATCTCATTTCAAGTTTTTATTTGATAAGATTATTTTGTAGTATTGTATATATGTCGGCATCACTAGCAATAATACAAGGCTCAAAGCTTCCAGTTAAATTATTACCAATGAATCAAGAATCTGTTCAAGCTCAAACATCAAAAGTCTATCCGGGATTCTATTCAACTCCTGTTTCCAAGTTTGGAGAGAACGGTCACGGTATTTGGAACCCCTATTATCAACAAACTAAAGTAAGTCCAATTAATCCTGTTGGAATGTGATAAAAATTTTTGTTATCTATTATATAACAATCAAACTTTCAAATGCCACGTCCGAAGAAATCAGAAAGTCCGAAAGAAGCACCAGAAGAAAAACCAGTTGTTGAGAAGGTTCGTAAACCTCGTAAAAAGAAAGAACAACCATCTGAAACAGCTCCTGAAAAACCTGCTCATAAAACACCAACTGAAAAGAAAAAGAGAGTGATGAGCCAAAAACAACTTGATGCTTTAGCTAAGGGAAGGGATTCATTAGCTAAAGCAAGGGCATCAAAAAAAGTATCTAGTTCCAATTAATATATTTAAAATTTATTTGATCTATGTTATTATAATCAAATGATTGAAAAGTGTCCAGAGTGCAACAATACATACTTATTTAGAAGTCCAAATATGGTCGTGTGTACCAAATGTGGAAACTTGCTCGAAAACCATTTACAGTTTGTTGAGAACATGCCAATTCATAACGAATTTAATTATTTTTCCAATAATAAAACCGAGTATGATGTTAACCGCATTAGAAATTTAATAGCTAAAAAAGAAAAAGATTACAGTTATACATTCGAAGCCGATTTTATTATACGTATCAATGACTATATTGGATTATTTTCAAAAGAATTCACAGATTATCAATCACAGCGTAAAAATTTTATTAGTATTGAACATATTATTCATAGATTTTGTCAGCATTTTGGATATCCAGAGTTGGTTAAATATTTTAAACCATTAAAGACGAAGAAAATCAGAGATTCAGCAGATCAAATTATTAATGAGATAGATAATGTATGTTTTAAAAGATAGGAAATGAATAAAAATGATGACACTTAGCACAATATAAAAATATTAATCGATCCATACAATCGGGACAATACGAAAATTGGTCAGGAATTGGAATTAAGGTTGATTTTTTATACAACAGTAATTCCAATTCACTAGATCTACGTTTTGGAGGCATACTATTTTATACTATATTTATTATATGTCTAAATTCTGGCAAAACCGATTAGATCCATTATTAAGTGATAAGGGTTTGTATATCATTGGAAATAAATCACTTGAAAAACAAAATCTTTATAAGGTTGGTTATAGTGGTGTTATTCTTAGAAATCGATTAGGACAGATAAATGAAATATTAAGTCCATCATCTCAAGAACCTTTATTAATTTATGGTCTTGTTGTTCCTAAGAAAGGTAAGTCAGGTAAACCAGCAAACGCAAGGTCTAAAGAGATTAATCAATTAGAGAAAGAAATACATACACTCTATAAACAACGGGGATTACTTGAAGTATTTCCAGGAAGTCACCGTTATTCTGAATGGGTAAGGGAAGATAATTTAGATAAGTTATTCAAGAGAATTGAAAAGTTATTTGATGACCATGAAATAGATTACAATAGGAATTTTGTCATTTATGATTGGAGAGAATAAAGAAGTTATTTAAGAATTATTTTGTTTGTATTGTATATAGAGGAATATACT